TAGACGTGCTTGTCCTTTAGGTCCTTCCATCTTAAGTGGATCAACAAATACCATCACTATGTCGCCCGGTTTTCTCATAATGTTGAAATTACACGGTATAAAAGACTACAACTGACGCTTTGAAGAATAACACTAAGAATAAATGCCTTTGCCTGAGTAGAAGTTCCAAATATATCCATTCCCATATCAACGAATCTTGCTCCTTTCTTAAAGCAATACATAAGAATAAGAATTATACCTAATACAGGTATCCAAGGTAGAACCTTTGCCGGAATTCCAAATGGTGTTTTCATACATCATATGGATTAAAAAATACTTCAACTTCTGCCCTTTCTCTTGCTGGATCTTCAATATAAAGAAAGTCTGTATTAGGATGTTTTTCTCTACATTTGATTATATTATCATCCAAGAAATCTTTTTCCGTTTGTTCCTTTCTTGGAGGAACGTAGATCACAATTATTGCTTTCATTGTCTTTTAGATTTACGTTTACTGTCAAAATGACTTTCAATCCTGTTCCAAAGCAGTATGACTTCTTGTCTTAATTCTTCCTGTCTTTCTTCCTCTTCTATCTTAGCAATAGCATCTTCCAGACTCCTACCAAGAGGTTCTTCCCCCATAACATAAATGGATTTGCCTGAATACGTTTTTAGAAACTGCAGATTCTGCCTTATGTCATCTACTCCGTAGTCAAACACAATTGACACAGGAGCTATACGACTTGGCTTCCAGATAGAGTTCTTAAAGACTTCCACTTCAATATCTACACCTACAACACGAACAACGTCTTTGCCATGGAACTTTTTCTCCTTTTTAATCTTGTCTTTGATTTTTGTTCTTAGACGAAGACTGGAGTAGAATGCTACTGCCTCACCTCCTGGAGTGGTGTACCTTTGTCCGTAAGGTCCTGCATCCATGTTAATACGAACCTGGTTGGAACAAACCATGAGATAATTCTGTTGTTTTAATATACGGCAAGTCTTTCTCAGTTCTTCAGAGAATTCCTTGGCACGTCGCATTCCCATCTTGTCACCTTCCTCCTTTTCAAGTTCTGTGTCTGTAGAAAGTGCAGCAAGGCTGTCTGCCATTATTCCATTTATAACTTTCTCATTCTCAGGTTCCCATCTTCGTACCTCTTTAAATACTTCTGTAACGGTATCAGGTTGAGAATAATTTCCTTCCTTCAACTCCAACCCAAACATTTTAGCAAACTGAGGATTGAGTCTTGCTTCAGGATCTTTGAACATTACATCCCCACCTTTCCTCTGAATGTCTCCAGCAATCTCTGACAGAAAGACTGTTTTACCACTTCCACTTGGTCCGAATATTTCAACAAGGACTCCACCAGGCAACCCACCTCCCCTGACTCTTCCTCCCGATATAGCCAAATCAAGCAGGGTAGACCCTGTACTGATGTTTCCCAGGCCGGGGAAATGACCGTCAAGTTCCTCCCTTGGTAAGACAGGCTTCTCGGCATACTCTTTTCTTTGTGTACTAAGGGGTTTTTCATTTGTCTTCGTCCTTTGAATGCTTATACCTTTTGTTCTTTCCATCATTCCATCTGATTTATGATCTTCATAATATACACAGGTTTAATACCTTTAGATATTAATTCTTGTTCAACTGTCTCCTTAAACTTTTTATATGAAGGATTGTAAGTGGTAGACTTTTCTATCCTCCACTTTATTTTAATTGATTCTACTATCTCCTCAATCAATTCTTCATCAGGATGACTTCTACGAGTTTTGTCAATCCAAGGTTCAACCAATGCTCTTACCAATCTTGACTTCGTTCCACCTTTTGCCAAACAGTACAAGGCCATATATTCATGGATATATGGGGGTACGAATACCCCCAATAACCTGTCTGTCCTTTTGGTAGTGATTAGTGCTGACATATTTATCTCTGTTTATTTGCATCATAACAGTCGTCCCACTTTTCACAAGTCTCACAATCTTTCTTATATTTTTCCTTTTCAAAGTCTCTGCCAAAGACGTGACCGCTTGGACACTCATCTTCCTTTGGTTCCTCTCTTTTAGAAGAACTTCTTGTACGGGAAGGTTTCTCCTCATTTTCTTCTGTTTCCTCGTCTTTCCGGGAAGATCTCTGGGTTGAGGTAATTGTACGCCTTACAGGTTTATCATCATCCTCTTCCTCCTCTTTATCACGGGTACCTCGAGTTCTAGAAGAAGATCTTGTAGGCTTGTCATCATCCTCTTCCTCTTCTTCATCTTTTTCTTTTCTGCGTGAGGATCTTCTGTCTTTCTTGTCATCATCCTCTTCCTCATCTTTCAATTTCCCCCCTGTTTCCTCATTATCGATCTCAAGAAGTTTGGCCTGAAGCTCTTCATAAGATAATACATTAAGGATTTCATCAAGATTAGGAACCTCATCAAGTATCTTTTCTTCATATTGATCATCCCTTTCTATAAAGTCAATCCTGGATGCCTCAGCGAAGGGTTGACTATTTCCAATGGTTTTACTGTCAAAACGAATCTTTAAGGTTAGTCCTTCTTCAAGGGAAGGAAATATACCATTCTCATCATCCTCTGCCAGTTCTTCGTTTAGCAATTCCTGGAACAAGTATTGGCTAATGTCAAAAACGTGAGGTTTAACTTCATGCTTTTTACTATCAAGAGGAACAACCACATATAGATTTCTTCTTGAAGGTTTTAATGCATCAGTTTCTTCACTGTCTGCTCCTGCCTTTATTCTCTTCTGCCTGTACTCACAGATTGGACATTTCTTACCTACCGAGGCAAGACATATAACTGACTCATTCTTTACACCAATATTCCTGTGTGTAGAAAAAGGTCTTTTGTACCAGAGCGAACCCTTGACAGCTATTTCAGCATCAGGATTTAGATCAGGGTGTTTTGGATCTGTTACTTCATAAGGTAGAAAGTCAAGTTTAACTCTACTACCTGGCTCAGGTGAAAACATATTTACATCTCTTGTAAGGTTTAGATAACCATACGCATTACCTGACTTCTGCTGCCTGTGGGCATCCTGGGTCACCTTACCTCCCCAATTACTTTTTTTCTTCATTTTCTTTTGATTTTACTTCATTAGACTTATTTAATAAAAATTTCTCAACACGATTAATCCATACTCTAATTTGAATTTCACTTGCTCCCCAAATGATGAGGAATAGAACCACGGCTCCAATACAAGAACCTATCAATATTTTAAGTATTAATTCTATACTCATTTTTGACGTGTCATTTTACCAACTGATCTATCTGCTCTCTCCTGTTTCTTCTTCTTTTCCCATTCTCTTGTAATATCAAGTGGAACCTTGGGACCTGCAAAATACTGCTGTCCATGTAGTTTTACCAAATTCTCCAAGGAGTCTTTCCTCTGTTCAAAGGCACGGACTGCTCCTTTAGCCACTAAATTATTATATCGAGCATCAATCAGTTCTTTGCTTGCCCTTTGGTATTTGTTATGACTTAGGATTGCTGCCTGTATAGCTCCTTCCGTTATCTTAACAATATCAAAAGACTCAGGATTAATTCTTATCTCCTTGTCAAGTTCTGCCTTTACCAAGTCTAATCTTTCTTTGGCAAGTTCTTCCTCTTTCATAGTGTCTGCCTGTTCCCTTGTATATTTAAGCATCAGGGAGGCTTGCTCTAACCACTCTAAATCAAGAGCGGTTTCATCTATTCTTATGTCTGCTTCGTAGTTCATTGTCTTTTAATTTTATGAATTTAACTTTCAAATATGCATTTACATCTGTACTTGCTTGTCTTATATATGATTTACGAAGATCTCTTAAGAATGCTACCACTTTATGTTCAGGCATAATTCTTTCACATCCTACAATGTTTGAATCAATAATAATTCTTATCATCATATCTATCTTTTTAAGTTAATAATTGAATAACAAGCATAAGTGATATATGGAAATCCTACATCATAGGTAGGTTCCCAAAATTGTTCTACAATAAATGCAGCCTTATCATTCCTGCTCTTCAAAAGTACAGACTGCATATATCCTAATACAGTACGTCTTATTCCTTCAGCATCTACCTCACCTTCTTTTAGTCCTGTCACTATTCTCTTGACAGAATCCCACGTTTCTCCTTTCAATAAGGCACGACACAATTCCATAATGTCTGCCTGTATTTCAGCACTTCTCTTGGAGACTTCCAAACGCTCTTCCTGAGCTACCGTTAGAACCTGCTCAAGTATTTGTAAGGCATCTCTTGGACGACACAAGGAGGTTTCAATTATCTGTTGATATATCTCTTCAGACACCTCCTCCTTTTCTTTGTGTACCACCTTCTCCAACAGGTCTTGAAGTTCTGCCTTTGTCAAAGGAGAGACTTTCATTTGATTACACCTACCTTTAACTGTAGCAAGCAATTTCTGAGGCTCCGTAGTACACAAGATAAAGTAGACATGACTTGGAGGTTCTTCCAATATTTTTAACAAGGCATTTTGAGCATCCCCTGTCATTTTGTGGGCCTCATCGATTAACCAAACTCTTATGTCTCCCTCAAGAGGTAAGAATTGACTTTGCTTGATGATGTCACGTATGGTATCAATTCCTCGGAAGTCAGCTGAGTTTATTTCTCTGAAGTCTGTACCTTTACACCCTAAAGAATTTGCCACAATCCTGCCAAGTGTGGTTTTACCACAACCTGTATCTCCATAAAACAATATGGAATGTGGAAAGTTCTCAGGATCTTCTAACAGACCTGACAATACAGAAACGGTTTGACTGTTACCGTAGAATTGATTTAACGTCCTGGGACGATATTTGATGTGGAGATTCATTTGTTGTAATTACTATATGTTATACGAATTTCATTTTATATCTTCCTTCTCAACCCATGAACAATCAACTGGGTAGGTTTCTATATCTATCTGAAGTGGTACACAAATCCATTGCCATACTTTAGGCAAGTCAACACAGGTTATTTTCTTAATTACTTTCTTGACATGATTGAGTTCAGAAGGATTGACGTCTAAAATCATCGAGTCATGTATCTGCCCTATCAATCTACTGTCCCATCCTTCTTCCTGGGAGATTTTGTCTACCTGTATAAAACTCCAAAGTAAACAATGAAAGGCTGCTCCTTGTACAGGATAATTTAAGCAGTCGTTCTTCCCCATGATACCACTACAACGAAACCCTGTCTTTAAGTCTACATAACCATATTTTTGATATAGCTTCCACCAAGACTCCTTCCATGCTGCATAGTATGGAAATCTGTTCCTCCAAAAGTCCTGTTCAATACGTTCTATATGTTTAGTAAAGGCGGTTAAGGATTTTATCCCTTTTCCAGCGAAATGTGCCCCGATTGGGCCTGTGGGTAACAATATACCTTCCTCTCTAGACCACGTCCCTGTGGGCAGCTTTACCCATGTAGCCAAGCTCTCAGCACAGTTCTTAAAGTAATCCCCGTAGAATTCTGGAAATACAAAACCATTCTTTGCTGCATATCTCAATATAGCATGTGAAGGAATAGATCTGTCTAGGTTGTCAATCATGTAGATTTGCTTAGCCATGTCAGTGTGTAGAGCTCCAGGATCAGTCTCTATATACTTTATCATGTTTGGATCTTTATGGTAACAGCAGGCTATACCTACCTCCAATCCCGAGAAATCCGCTTCAAGTAATTGATGCCCTGGACGTGGATACAAAGCACGACGTACAATATTCATTGACTCCTCGTCTCGCTTTGGAATGTTTTGGAAGTTTGGACCTTCCGAGCTTGATCTAAATGTCTTCACCAAATTTAGGTTAAAAGAAGGATGAAGATATCCATCTACTTGTTCTCTGGCAAAGGCATCTAAATATGTATCACGTACTTTTTTTAGCTTTCTTATCTCCAACAGTTCTTCAAGTTCAGGTATTTTTAACTGCTTTAAGGCCTCCTCATCAGTAGCTCCCTGTCCTGAAGAAGTTAGATAGGCTGGCTTTAATTTTTTAATGTCATATAAGAAGTAGGCTAACTGAGCATTAGAATTGATGTTTACTCTTTTCATAGAGTGAAACCAATGCTTACAGAAGTTAGATTGCATGAACTGTTCTTCCAACCTAGCAATCTTTCTTGACAAGAACTCTTTCTTCTTCTCAATGTACTCCATATCTACACGAATGCCAGCCTGTTCAGCACGTGCTAAGGCAAGTGTACCTTCATGGAGTAACTTATATGCCTCTGCTGTTCTTGGATTAATTGTAATCATTAGAATGGTAACTTTCTTTCGTAAATGATATTCATCTGTTCTTCCGCCAAACGGTATGTATGTATAGCATCAAGTGCACAATATTTTAGTATCTTCTCTCTTATTCCAGGTGTTTCAATATGCTCAAGCAGTTTGTTCATTGAGTTGTTGTTTGTACCGTCAACTGATTGTAGATAAGAGTCTACTTCACTTGAATAGTCAGGTACTCCAAATTGTACATAGGTTTGAAACTTTAGTCCTGTCACTCCTGTACGGTTGTCAAGTATATGACTGGCAAGCATTGTATCCCACACCCAACCAGCAATAGATTGACCTAGACGTACCACACTCCAATTCTCTTCATACTTTATATTCTGTCCAATCTTTTTTACATTGGTGTTGGCTAACAAGTTTATAAATGGCTGTCTTAGTTTACGACTTCGTGGCATTACAAAGACAAGACAATGATTTGGACTGTCTGCTATTGCTACACAAACAATTCTATGTCCTGATGCATGAGGTTTAATTCCTGTCGTTTCATAGTCAATAGCTATTTGTCCTGATTGTATCTTGTCAAGTACAGACAAGTCTTCAATAACTTCAATGTCAGGTTCTTCATATGTTAGAAACGGATGATTTATATATTCGTGTACTAATTTTAAGTCTTGCATCCATACGACTTCTTTCTCTGGTTCATTTCCCCGTTCTATAAAACTTGGATGAAACGTAGGTATAATCCATGCCTTAAAGTCTTGATCAGGAATTGTCCATCCCCTCCACTTCGTAACATTACCAAGATCCCTCTTCCATCTGTATCCTATTACTGATTGAATTGCTGCATTGCCTAACAGAACAATGATATGAGGCTTCTCTTCCATAATGGTTTTGAGAACCATCTTACGACAACAATCTATTTCTATAGTATATGGAGCCCTGTTGTTTCCTTTCCCATCAGTAGGACGACAGTTGACAGAGTTGATGTTAAGACAGTCTTCAAACAAGTTAATTCCAAGTTTGGCATAGGATCTTTCCAATAGTTTACCGACCTTTCCTTGCCAAGGTTTACTTGTCCTGTCTTCAAACTCGCCAGGAGCCTCTCCAATGTTTAGAATCTTTTTCTTGAAGTTGCCGTATGGTTTTATTCTAGGACTTTGACAGGTTTTATGCAGACCACATGCTGTACAACTTGCTCTCTTTCCTCCAGGACGGGAAACCAATGATGTTTCTTTCTTTGAGAAGAATCCTTCCATTATACTTCAGTGAATATTAGTTCTTTGTTTTTTATATCACAACTAGGTAACAAATCACTTGATCTTAATTTCCTACAGATGTTTCCTAATTCATTTCCTGATAGATTCCAAAAGAAACAACCTTTACATCTATCATCTTTCTCACGGATTATTGGTTGTAGAAAATGTCCTTTGTATTTGATAGGACCTTTATTTCTTTGAAGTATCATCTTTTCATCCTCCTTAACAATGTCATATACTCCCAACCCTCTCCTGAGAACTTCAGACGATCCTTATTGGAAGATATAATGCAATCACACGTCTCAGATTTTGTCAGTATCTCCTTTAATAGGTGAGGTACAATTTGGAAGGACAATTTTTCATCCTTGTATGACATTCTAACTTCTTCCTCAAACCATCCTGCATCCTTGTCAGCCTTAGCATATATCTTAAACCTATTTTCTCCTATCGTGATTGTAATACTTTCATCAAGCAAGTGTTCTCGCTTAGCAAATATAATTGCTTTGTCTAGCATGTCATTAATAGAGGCAGGGAAGGTTAATGTAGAACCTTTCACCTTGAGGTGTTGATCTGTGGTTACATATTGCTCTTCAATAATACGACAGGATATAATTGTTTCTTCATCCGTCTTAAAGTGTATCCAACCTCGTCCTTCTGTTATTTGTATTGGATTCATCCTTACTACATCTACAGCAGAGGAAGAAGGTAACAAAAATGAATCAACTGGAAATTCCTCTTTCAATGTATATTTAGCCACACGATATCCATCTGAAGCCTCAATTATACCCCTTTGGTCAACATGAACGCAGGTAAGTTTAGGTTCACTCATATCTTTAGAACAGGAGGTCATTACAAATGAAATGGCTTCAATAAATCCTTCAGGTATATCTTTCCATCTGCCTTTCTTGGATATCTCTTCATCCAAAGGCAATTTTATCTCTGCCTGTAAAGTCAACCCAGCCTTAGCTTGCCCTGAGGTTAGAACAATTTCATTTTCCCTTACCTCCATCTCAATCTCCTCCTGTTTTATCTTATTGAGAAACTTGTAAAGGTTCTCAGCAAGTACAGCACCTTCAAGATCAAGTCCTTTGACAGGATGGGCTATACTTATCTCATCATTATAGGTAATAACCATTCCATTCATAAAGGCAAAGGAAGTGGATTGTTCTATCAACTCTTTGTTTGCTAAACCTGGTTTAACTTTTTCAAGAGCTTCTTGTAGTTCTTTTTTGTTTATTTTCATTTTAAGAGTGTTTCAATATCTCGTATTAAATTACTGCAACCTTTTCCTACTGGATGAAATCTTTTATCATACCAAGTATGAGAATGTACTTGTATTGTATCAATGCGTTTGTCATGTCTTGATTTGCCTTCCAATTCTTCCTTGGGAATATTTGCATATTTATCTATGTAATATAATTGAGGAAATTCAACTATACCACGACATTTTATAACCAAGAAACAGACACCACTGACAGTCAACCAATCCATCATTTCTTTGACTGTTAGAATTGTAGAAGGCATATGGTAGTTTGGAGGATTACCTGTAAATTTTCCCTCCAGAACAAAATGTATTTTCATTCTAATCTTTCCATATGGAGATTTTCTTTGAAAAATATACACATCAGCATTCTGTGTTTCATCACAGAAATTCCAACCCAGAAAGGTTGGAGGAAGAAAAACATTAAGAAACCTTTCTACTCTTTTCTTCTGTTCTATAAAGTCATTCATCTTATGTACCTCCTAATTGCTTTGTAAATGTCATCGCTCATATATGCATAACTAATTAAAATGTCAAGTTTAGGTTTTACCAACTCAAAGATGCTAAGGTGGGTTGTTGTAGATACACCCATACACATCTTCACCTGAGGTATTAATCTTTGTAACTCTACCCAGTATGTTAAGTTCCACCTCATTCTTTCTTCCCAGTGATTTACTATGGTATGCTTTTCTGTATCAGAAGGGGTTCTCAGGTTCCATAAAGGAGACATTGGATCTTCCCTCTTCAAACGTTTGTCCTTGCGGGTAGGACGTCTTTCTTTATGGAAGACATCTCCTAACGTAAATCCTTTCTCTTCAAACAACTCTTGGTATTTCATCTGAAGCCTTCTAGGATAGTTTATCCAATTACTTGTATTGCCTGGAGAAGGTTTGCCTTGATCAGAGATATGACACATCTCCATCCCCAAATAATTAAACTCATCATCCTTTACCTTTGGTAACAAAATACCTCCCCAAACGGCAGATATTACTGGAGTAAAACTGTCAACTGAATACCAGGGATATCTTGTCATTTGATCTATCACTGTTAAACCCAATCCATGTACCTTACAAATGGCCTTTCCTTTCTTGTCAGTTAAATAGTCTTTCCAAATACGATCAAGTCCCTGCCTTCTCTTGTTTTGATCTAGATTAGCTATGGCTCCCAGTGCTATAAAATCTGTTTGCTTGAGATATTTCTTTAGGTAGTCATCCTCACCTGTCACCATATGATAGACAGGTATTGTTTCTGCTCCAAGACTTTTTAGATATTGCCAATTTTCATAACTCTTTTTGGTGTTATTGATTTCATCCAGATTGAAACAACCAGCAAACTCTTTACCATGCTCTATTACAAATTCAGCATACTTGTTGATGTCTATCTTCCTTCCTAATCTGAAAGCAGTGTAGGCACCAGAATCTAACATCACTTGAGGTTTATGCATTTTTCATTACATTAGCAGTTAATTCAAAGAATCTTTCAGCCATTTCATTTGTTAGAAGAGGAGGAACCTTTAGGTCTCCACAAAACACTCTGTCAATAATTCCCATAATGTCTCCTACACTTGTTGAACGATAGAGATACTCCTCAGGAAGAAGTTCTGGATAGCTAAATGCTTTAGGAGCTACTGGAACACAACCACACTTGATAGCATCTACAACTTGATAACCATAGGTTTCTTCCTTTGAAGTAATCAATAGAACCATGGCTTCAGCTAAGAAACAACGATATTCTTCCCAGTTATCAAAGTTACCTCTCATGGTTCTAATTATCTTTTCAATCTTCTTATTTATCTTTTGTATGCCTGGACGAGCAACAGAAACAATTCCACGATATTTGTTACCAGTAGAAATATTATCAAATGGAGGATTAGGAAATGGAAACACCTTTATATTATCCCACATCAGTTTCTTCTTATGATATTCCGTTGCTACAAAGACAGCATTGAATATTTTTGCAATACTTCTTTCAATTGGATATTTGTACTTGCGAGAACGATAATAATAGTCATAAGCATTCTTACTTGTACCATGACAGATAGCAAAGCATTCGTCAGGATGCTTATGAAACAAGATGTGAGGAAACAAACCAGGGAAACTCAAATCGTTGAGGAGAAGTATGTCATCATCCCTTAGAGGAAATTGAAGGTAATCATAAATTTGTTGAATCTCAAATTGGCAAGCAGTCTCTACAGGAGCAAATCCTGCATAGGGAGAAGACCTCATTGATGTAGCATGTCCTATGACAATCACTTCATCAAAGAACTTACCATACTGTTTTGGAAATTCTGTAAACCACCACTCCTGATATCTCAAAGGAGCAGGATACTGTGGGATCAATATTAAACGAGAC